TTCCGCAAGTTTTGCAAATCGGTCTGCAAATAATCACGTCGTTAATTCAAGGAATTATTGGCGCATTACCTCAAGTCGTTGATACTTTGATTGGAATTATTCCGCAAGTTTTGCAAATCGGTCTGCAAATAATCACGTCGTTAATTCAAGGAATTATTGGCGCATTACCTCAAGTCGTTGATACTTTGATTGGAATTATTCCGCAAATTACACAAGCGATATTATCATTATTACCTCAATTGGTGACAGTTGGTGCGGAATTAATTCAGAGTATACTTATTGGTTTAGGTCAAATGATTCCTGAGATAGTAATTCAAATTATCAACATTGTTCCGCAAATTGTAAGTGCGCTTATAAATGCAATACCGTCTTTAATTCAAGGTGCAGTACAATTTTTTATGGCGATTATTGATGCGATCCCAGAAGTGATTCAGGCGCTTCTGACAGCGTTGCCACAAATCATCGATACAGTTATCAATGGACTTGTTACAGGTATTCCATTGCTGATTCAGGGCGCAATTCAGCTATTAAATGCGATCGTTGATGCAATACCGCAAATTATTCCGTTAATTATTGCGGCGTTGCCTCAGATTATTAATAGTTTGATAAATGGAATTGTTAGTGCAGTACCGCAATTAATTCAGGGCGCAATAACACTATTAATGGCAATTGTTCAAGCTATTCCGCAAATATTACCGCCATTAATACAAGCAATACCGCAAATTATCATGTCGATAGTAAATGCACTTATACAAAATTTACCGACATTATTACAAGCGGCAATACAATTATTTATGGCTTTAGTCAAAGCGATTCCAACTATTCAATTGGAATTACTTAAAGCCGTACCACAAATTATTATGTCAATTTTACAAGCGTTGAGCACGTTGCCTGCTGAATTATTCAATCTTTTTACGAGCGTATGGACCAGTATAAAAAATATTTTTTCTGGTGTTGGTACTTGGTTCAAAGAAAAATTTCAAACTGCTTGGAATTTCATCAAGACAATTTGGGAACAACCGAAACAATTCTTTAGTGATTTGTGGAATGCGATAAAGAAAGTATTTTCTGTCGTTGGAACATGGTTCAAAGACCAATTTTCAAAAGCATGGAGCAATGTTAAATCAGCATTTGAACCTGCTAAAAATTTCTTTAGCACAGTTTGGTCAGATGTCAAGAACGTATTTTCAAGCGTAAAAGATTACTTTAGCGGAAAATTCAAAGAAGCTTATGATGCAATAAAAAATGTATTCAGTGGAATCGGTGACTTTTTTGGTGGTCTATGGGACACAATTAAAAACAAATTCACTGACCTCGGCACAAAGCTCGGTGATGCAATTGGTGGAGCAGTAAAGAGCGGAATTAATGGTATTCTTGGATTTATTGAAAATACGATAAATAAAGCATTGAGCATGATTAATGGCGCATTGAGCATAATCAATAAAATTCCGGGTGTTGAAATCAGTAAATTCGACATGCTTGAACTTCCAAGACTCGCTAAAGGTGGTATTATCAACAAAGCTACTACTGCTGTAATTGGTGAAGACGGACGTGAGGCGGTCGTACCGCTTGAAAATAACACTGGTTGGCTTGATGTCATAGCAGCTAAACTCGCAAATAAATTGGGTGCATTAAATCTGAATGTAAATACTCAGAGCACTCCAAACGTTGTCAATAATTTTTATCAGACAAATAACAGCCCAAAATCATTAAGTCGTCTGGAAATTTATAGACAATCAAAAAATCTATTGTCAATGAAGGGGGTTTAATCGTGTATACGTTAAAAGTTGAAAACCAAAAAGGTGATGTTTTAGACCTGACAGGCGATCCGTTATATGACGTATTGAAAATCGACGGATTAAATCCACCTTCTGCGTCAATTAATTTTTCAAGTATGGCAAATTTTGATGGCTCATTATATAACAGTGCTCAATTGGGAAATCGTAATATAGTTTTGACTATAAAGATTTATAATCCAATTGAAACTAACCGAATCAATCTTTATAAATATTTTCAGATAAAGAAAAAAGTTAGAGTTTATTATGAGAATAATACTCGTAGTGTTTACGCAGACGGATATGTTGAAACATTTGAAAATAATTATTTTACAATCAATCAAACTGTACAAATATCAATCATTTGTCCGAATCCATTTTGGAAAGAAAATGATGTGACAAGCGTTAAGTTTTCAAACGTCATTGATTTGTTCGAATTTCCTTTTGCTATTCCTGCTGAAGGTATTGAGTTTAGCAGAATCGAGAGACTTACGACTGAATACATTAATGCGGGTGATATTGAGATTGGTACAATTATAGAATTTTATGCAACTACTAATCAAATTCTTAATCCAAAATTTTATAATCGAACAACTCAGGAATTTTTTGGAGTAAACTTCGATATGACCGAAGGTGACGTTATTCGAATCAATACTCAACGAGGTGAAAAGTCAGTTGTGTTAATTCGAGACGGTGTTGAAACAAACATTATAAATAATATGATGCAAGGTTCAACGTGGATTCAGTTGATTCCAGGAATAAATGAAATATCATATGAATGTGATGAGGGTGCAACAAATCTGAATGTTACCGTAACTGCGGTAAAATGTTATGAAGGTGTATAGTTATGGTATTATATATTATGAATCAATCATTTGAAACGATCGCAGTTATCGACGCTTATTCTTCTGTAATTTGGACAAAGCGATATTTTACGTGCGGTGATTTTGAATTGTATTTGCCAGTTACACTTGAATTGTTAAACACGCTCGCTGTTGGCAATTTTGTTTATAGATTAGACGATGACACTGTCATGATAATCGAAAAAATTCAAATATCAACAGATGTTGAAAAAGGCAATTATTTGATTGTAACGGGAAGAAGTTTAGAAAGCATTCTTGCTAAAAGAATTGTTTGGACAGTATCTTCTTTTAATGCTGACATTGTTTATATTATTCGGTATTTATTAAATTCAAACGTTATTAATCCAAGTATTGCTGAAAGAAAGATAGATAACTTTTCATTTACCAGTCTCGTTGCTTCAACTGAAACAATTCAAAAACAAGTCACTGGTGACAATTTAATGGACACAATCGTGAATTTGTGTACTACATATGAGCTTGGTTGGAGAATAAAACTTGAGAATGGAAATTTTAAGTTTGAATTATATCAAGGCGTTGACCGTTCATATAATCAAACGATTAATTCACATGTCGTTTTTTCACCAATATTTGACAATTTAATAAATAGCAATTATGAGTTGGATTCGACGAATTATGCAAACGTTGCATTGATTGCAGGTGAAGGTGAAGGCACTGCACGAAAACGGCAAACTGTCGGTAATGCAAGTGGATTGAATCGATGTGAAATATATGTCGAAGCAAATGATTTATCTACGAACACTGAGCAACCATTGACTGACGCAGAATATAATTCAATGTTGGTTGAGCGTGGAACAGAAAAGCTTGCTGAAACGATCGTCACTAAGAAATTTGAAGGTGACGTTGAGACACATAACACATACGTTTATCGTCGAGATTGGAACATTGGCGATATTGTTCAGATTGAAAATGAATTTGGAATAACTGCTACTTCACGAATACTTGAAATTATTGAAAGTGAAGATGAGAGTGGTTATTCGGTAATTCCAACATTTGAAGAATGGGAGGTATAATAAATGGCAATTAAAAGTGGATTTTTCAACAGCGTCAATGGTGACAGAAAATATAATGCCGAAGATATGTCGCATTATTTCGAAGGTCTTATAACTGACGGAATTTTTGAATCAATTGGTGACAAATTTCAGGTTACAGCCGGTAGTGGAATGACCGTAAATGTTGGTACCGGTCGAGCAATGATAGACTGTCATTGGATGAAAAACGATGCAATTTTAAACGTTGCCGTTGACGCTGCCGATGTACAATTAAATCGTTATGATTGTGTAGTTATCAAATTGGATTTGAATGACAGTGCTCGTAAAATGAGTATTGAGCTCATTAAGGGTACTCCTGGAAATCCTGCGCCTGTACCAGTATTCAACGACACAGAGACAGTCAAATATTTATGGATTGCGTCAATTTACGTTGCAGCAGGAGTAACGTCAATTACTCAAGGTCGTATATATGACATGAGAGGTAAAGCAAGATGTCCATATGTCACTGGATTAATCGAACAAGTTGATACGTCACAATTGTTTGCACAATGGCAAGATGCATGTGAGCAGTATTATAATAAGATGACAACCGAAATGACTGCGTTTTTCACAGATAAGCAAAATGAATTTGAATCTTGGTTTGACACTCTCACTGGTACTTTAACTGTTGATACGTATATCCAAAAATATCAGAACAGTTACGCTATTACTACTGAGACAACTGAATTAACGATCGGTATTTCTGAATATGATTCATCGAAAGATATTTTATTTGTAAATATCAACGGCGTTCAATTTGTTGAAGATTTGGAATATACAATCTCAGGAACGGGCGTTAATGCCAAAATCATTTTAAATAACAGCGTAAGAGCTGACAATCAAATCACGTTCATTGTTCTGAAATCAAAAATTGGTTCGTCAACATAAATTAAAAAAGCCTCTCAATCGAGAGGCTCTTCTTTTTTCCATTCGTCTAATGTTCTGAAATCATCTTCTTCTTGAATTGCTTTAATCTCAGCACGTTCAGATTCGCTCAATTCGTCATCGTCTAATTTAATTAATAACTCTTGATGTATCTCTTCAATTTCATTCTGAATAGCGTCCAGACGTTTCATAAGTCGTTCATATCGTTCTTTATCAATTGTCATAAATATCACCTCTTGAACCGATTTTTATTATTTTGATTATATCATAATTTTGATTAAAAATTACTCGATAGCTGTCTACGCGTAAGCGATAAATATCTTCTTTAAATCCTTGAAGCTTTTTAATGTTGCCTTTTGGAATTTCACCAATCGCTTTTTCAATTTGTTCTCGTTTTGGACGATGTAGCTTCATTAAATATTTATACGCTTGTTTTGAATATTTAACTTCCATATTATTATCACCTCATCTCTATAATCTTATTATACAACTATCGTTGTACAAAGTACACTATTTTGTACGGGAATCTTTGTGTATTTTACTAATTTACAAACTACAACTTTAAATGTAAACCAAACACAAATGAAAGAGGTAATTAAAAATGACAGAATTAGCACACGGTTACAGAGTAATTGTAAAATTCAACGATGGAACAGAAGATATGACTTACGAATATTCCAATAGAAAAGTTGCAGAAGGCATTGTAAGAAGATATTTAAAAGCAACATTTGTTGCAAGCGTTGAAATTGAAGAATTTTAAGGAGGTAATTAAAAATGACTATTTTCGTAAGAGGAACACACAACAAAGAAAAGGAACTCGTATTCAAAGACTTTGAAGAATTTATCAAAATATGGTCAATTTTTCTTTGCGGCGGTAAGGATTCAAACAAGGACATTCAGATGTTCAAATATACTTACACTGAAAAAATCAACATGACATTTAAAACTTCAGGAATGGAAATCAGCTTTGTATTTTAAATCAAAAAAAGCTCCCATTAATTTGGGAGCTTTTTTATTAGGTCAATATATTCTTCGTTTTCAATCACGTCTTCAAGCTTACATCCAAGAGCGATGCAAGTTTTCAGAATAGTATCAATTCGAGCATGGTCAAAGTTTTTGGAACCTTGCTCATAATGTTGGATTGTACGAACATTAATTCCAGTTTTCTCAGCTAACTGGGACTGAGACAGCCCTCTGGACTGTCTCATTTCTTTCAATTTTTTTGTCATAAATGTCCTCCTTAATATTCATTTGTGAACAGAATCGTTGTATATGAGCGATCCCACTCAGTTATTATATAGATGTCACCATGCTCACTATTATACCTGGCGACCATTCTATCGTCATTATTTTTAACCGCTCGATTATTCATTAGTTTATCTTCATGCGGCAAATCTCCCCAATCTTGATTTTTATATCTTTCCAAACTATCGAAAACAAATTTATAAAACAAATAATTTTCTACTACTGCATTTCCAATTCCACGTGTCATTACTGTTTGGCCAAGGTTAATCACATTAACAGCTCCAATGTTATATTTTTATTTCATATTATTAAGGGCCCGAAGGCCCTCATTTTTACCAGCTTTTAACTTCGTCGAGTAATTCTTGTAATTCTTCTTTGTTGTGTTTATCAACGTCGTAGTATTCATTTCCTAATTCAATTTGGATGTGACCTTTGAGTGTAATAATGTATTCCCATTGATATTCTTCAAATAGTGCGATTAATTCTAAAAACATTTGTTTCATCTCCTTTATTAGTATATATTTATTATACAACGTTATTTGTATGATGTACACCAATAATTGTACATTTATCAATTTTTCACAGAAAAATTAATTGAAATTTGTGTGATTTAGCCGTGTACAAAGTACAACCAAAGTTGTATAATAGTAAATGTAATCAAGTTAAACACAAACCAAAATTAACGGAGGTAAATATTATGAATATCGAAAATATGACAAGCAAGGAACTTAAGGAAATGGCAAAAGAGCTCAAGGTTAAAAACTGGTGGAACCTTAAGAAAGCAGAATTAATAGCTGCTATCCAGAACGCTCAGAATGAATCAGAAGACGCAGAAGAAGTTACTAACGAAGAAGTTATCGAAGAAACAGAAGAAGCTACTCAGAATGAATCTGAGGAAGAACCTAAGAAAGAAAAGAAGCCAAGAGGCAAAATGATTGAGTATAATGGCAAAACTCAGAATCTTAATCAATGGGCAAAGGAACTTGGAATGAGTGGTCAAACACTCTTCGCAAGAATCTACATCTCAAATTGGCCAATCGAAAAAGCATTCACAACACCGACCAAAAAGAAGAAAACAGAGGAAGAGGCGTAAGCCTCTTTCTGAAAGGAGTAAATTACATGAAAATTTTAATTGAACTGAATATTGAAGAACTTACTGAAGAAATTGCCGATCGTTTAACTGAATTGGCATATGAAAATTGTGACATCATTGAATCTTGGGAAGAAGTGATTGAAAATGAAAATTTGATTGAAGACTAATAAAAAACCACTCGAATGAGTGGCTTAAATTGTGTGAAGTAATTCACCAATTTCATATTCATCAGTAATTCTGAATCGTATGAATGATTTTCCTAAGGTCATTTCAAACCAATCATTTCTGATTAAGTAGTCATGTCCTTTAAATTCTAATTCATCGAGTAAGTCTGTAAGCATTTTGTTTCCTCCTTAATTGGTATAATCTTATTATACAACCTTAGTTGTATAATGTACACAGTTTTAGCGCAAAAATTTTATAAAACATTGAGTAAAATAGCCGTGTACATACAACTAAAGTTGTAGTATAATAAATACATGATAAACAAACAGAGCGAACGCTCAGAAAGAGGTAATTAATATGAAAACAACAATTAAAGTAAACGGTAAGAAAATTTCAAAGAAAGCGGCAATTGAAAAATATGGAAAGGAGTTAATTGAAAGAAGAATAAAAGATGCAAAAGAGGGTTTTATGAATGACCCGTATGAAATTCAATCTTGGATGGACGGCATGGAAATTTCATTTAGTTAATCTCCCTGATGAGTCTTTGAAAATTAAGACGAAACACTCTCGAAAGAGAGTGTCGGAGAAATCCAAAAATTATTAATGTGAGGTAATTAATCATGGAAAAAATAATTGGAAAAATCAGAAAGCTGCTTGAAATGACACAGGAAAACGGTGCTTCTGAAAACGAAGCAGTGGTTGCAGCTCTTAAAGCTCAGAAGCTCATGGCTGAATATAATCTGAATATCGCTGACATCGAAACAAAAGATGAAAGCAGTGCGATCGTAGAAGAATCATTCGCATGCGGTAACGGTGACAAATGGAAATACGGACTCGCCAACATTATCGCTACTAATTTCCGTTGCAAAACGTATTTCATTGGTAAATTACACGTTGTATTTTATGGCTATGAGAGTGACGCTAAAATCGCTCTGGACGTATTCAAATTCTTATTTAATACAGGAAACAAGCTTGCTGACAAATGCTATTATGAATATTATAAGAAGGGTGAGAATACTCGTGGAGTAAAAAACTCATTCTTAATAGGCTTCTGTGAAGGAATCAAGGATGTGCTTGGAAAACAGTGCGTTGCTCTTATGATAGTTACACCTAAAGAAGTCGAAGAAAGTTGGAAAGAAAAATCAAGCAGTATGAAATCAATTCCAAACAGACTTCGTGCAAATAATGACAAAAGAGCTTTTGAAAAAGGAAGACAAGAAGGTAGAAACACAGCGAATGCTCGTTCAATAGAAGGTTAATGAATCAAGCGCTCAGATTCGTCTGAGCGCATGTTATTTTCTATAAATAATAATCACGTAATACACATGAAAGTCTCACCATCGCGATTCTGGTCGCATTTATTTATTAAATAGTATATACTATCTTCATATATTTTCATCCCTCACAAACGTTGATATCATCGCATTTATCATCATTTTAACCTCTCTAAAACGTTATAAAATTACACATATAATACACAAAAAATATACAAGAACTTTGTGCACTTTCTGCGTGTACAAAGTTCTTGTATAATAATATCATGATAACAAACACAAACGAGCTTAAAGCTCAGAAAGATTAAGAGGTAAATATTATGAAAGCATTAAAAATCTACAACACACTTGAGGTTACTGTTGCAAGCGACAATTGCGATTGGACAGAAGACGCGATTGTATATGCAGACGAAATTATTGAGGCTGTCGAAAATGACGATATTGATTTAGCAGAATATGCCGATGAATATCACGGAGCAACTTATTATAAAAAACTTCATTCAATTAAAATGTCAACAGAGATTTATAACGGTAAATTTTATGGCATGGCAATATGCGAGGTCGAAGACGATTGGAATGATGACGAAACAAACCAACTCAAAGAATATTTGACAGGCCAATATTCAGATGGCTGGGGCGAAGGATTTGAACAACGTGAAATTTCAACTTGGACCGATGAAGAAGAATATGAAGAATACGACGAGGAAGAAGATGAATATTATACCGACTATTATGACGCAAGATTTTATGCGTAGGTTAGCTTCTGGCAGTCAAAAAACTTCAAAATAATGACCGAAGATGAACTTAAGAAATAAGAAAAAGCTCCTTCAGAAATGAGGGAGCTTTTTATATACGTCTCAGACGTTCCAGAATCGTTTCTGAGACGTTTTAAATGCTTTAACGATAAATTATACTAAATTTTATTGATAGCGCTTACGAGCTGTTCTGGCGTTTTGTGAGTATATACTCGCTCGGTGATGTCATTACTCGTATGACCAAGAATCATTTTTACGATCGTTTTGTCGACCCCTGCGTTATCCAATAATGTGGCAGTTGTGTGTCGGCAGTCATGCGGTAAGTGATTCATGCCAAGTTCTTTCATCAGTGGAGTGAATTGCCGTTGAATATAATTATTGTAGCTCATCTTTTTGCCTGTTGGACTCATTATGAGATATTCATTATCCAAATTTATTAATGGAACAATTCTTTCGTGTATTGGAATTATTCTGTCAATACTTGCTTTTGTTTTAATTCCACCAATTAATATGCGTTTGTCCAATTGAATATTCTTAGTCTCAATTGTCAATAGCTCTCCCACGCGCATTCCAGTGTAAATCATGATGAGTATACTATCGACGTATGGTTTGTCGATGTTATTCCATAAAGTCTGAATCTCAGCGTCTGAGAATGGCGTGCGTACAATCGTCGTTGTTTCTTCGCCAGCATCTACGAATCTGGCATAATCTTTTTCGACAATATCATTCTCAATTCCAAATTTATATAACTGTACGAAAAGTGTCTTAATCTTCATGCGTACTTGGTAAGACAAGTGGCTATTTTCGTTGATGATTCGCTGCATATGAGTTTTTCGTATCTGTTTGAATTTCATTCCATGTAAGATTGAACATTTATTGAAAGATGTTCTATATCCTCGAATATTACTATCTGAGATTTTTGGAAACTTCTCTTCAGACCATTTTTCATAAACTTCGGCAAAGGTTATTTTGTTAGAATCTAAGTCATACGGATCGTCGTTATATTTGGCTAACGCTATTAGAGCGTCAGAACGTTCTTCATAATATCCAATATTCTTATATTGTTGTTTACCTTCATCAGTCCATCCAACAGTCACTCTTGCGCACCATGGTTTTCGTCTGTTTCCTGAAAGTTTGAATACTGAACCATAACCGTTTGGATTTTTCATTCTGCAATTCTCCTTTTTATTAAATCTTTTAATTTGGTAGTCAATATAGATAAGAACAGATAATATATTTTATTCTCTTATATATACTGCTGTTTAAAACGCCATTATTTTATGATTTTTAAACATATTAATATTTATTAAAATAAGAGCATTTGAGTTGACTTGTTGACTTTTAAGCTTATAAACAGCGTTATGTCGCGTTTTGTAGCAAGTCAACATGAATTATTTTATGTTGAATTATGTTGAACTATATTGACTTATTCACAAATTTGTCACAAAATTCTCTTAAAATCATACGAACACATGCGCGTGTGTCTATAGTACTACACGTAATATACAAAGTAAAATATAATTAACACGAAGTTAAGTTTTCTTAACACGAAGTTAAGTTTTCTTAACATTATGTTAAAAATACACTACTTCGTGTAAGAAAGTTTGTGCATTACGTCAATTTACAAATTCTGTAAATTATAGTAAAATAATAACTGTAACAACGACGGCGAATGACATCAGTGTTACATTAGTTATTTGAAAGGTGGTGATAAGTTGAATGTCAAAATATTAAAATCGAAGATGGTACTTTGTGGTGATGAGGATTTTGTGAAGGCGATCGCAAATATTCTCGAAGTCAGCAGACAGACCGCTTCAGCAAAGCTTAAAGGCGAAAGTCAATTTACACGAGATGACATCGCATTAATTTCAAAGTATTATTGTTTGAACGACGAAGAAATACGAAAAATATTTATCGAAGGTGAAAGCAACGATGAAAGTGAAAGAAGCAGCGAAGTTATTGGGTAAAAGTGAGCAATTTGTACGAATAGGTTTACAGCGTGGAATTCTTCCATTTGGCTACGCTGTGAAGATGAGCAGTAAATGGACATACCATATATCAGAACATAAAGTATATGAGTATTTGGGAAAAGCAAGTTAAATGCGAAAGAAGGTGATAATTATGTCGAGAGTTAAGCTGTTTCCTCATCAGGAAAATGCGTTAGAAATAACGCATTCACAAAATCGAGTTGCTTATTATCTCGATATGTAGTTGGGACTCGGCAAAACGTTTGTTGGCAGTGAAAAGATGAAACAACTCGGTGCAAGAACAAATTTGGTAGTTTGTCAGAAATCAAAAGTTGATGATTGGGTAAATCATTTTCTTGATAATTATGGAGAATATTTTACTTATGATTTGACTGATGAGAAAGAGCTTGAAAAATTTCTTAAATGGGATTGTCCAAATTTAATTGGCGTTATTAATTACGACTTGATTTTCAGACGACCTGAACTTGCTGAACTGAAAGACTTTACATTAATGCTCGATGAATCTTCATTAATTCAAAATGAAATGTCGAAGCGATCCAAATTCATTTTGAAAAAATTAAATCCAACAAACGTGATTCTTTTATCGGGTACACCTGCAGGTGGTAAATATGAAAGATTATGGAGCCAATGCAAATTACTCGGTTGGAAAATTTCAAAAGATGCATTTTGGAAAATATATGTTGACTTTTATTTTGAAGACAAAGATGGTTTTCCTCTTAAAGTTATTAAAGGTTATAAGAATGTTGAACGTCTTAAACGAAAACTTCGAGAACACGGCGCAGTGTTTATGAAGTCAGATGAGGTGTTTGATTTGCCTGACATGTGTGATAATACATTATTTATTCAAACAACAAAAGAATATCGCAAATTCAAAAAAGATTCAATTGTTGTATTTGATAATCAAGAATTTGTTGGTGATACAACGTTGACCAAAATGCTTTATGAAAGAATGCTTTGTGGATTTGCAAATGCTGCAAAGTTAGATGCATTCAAGGATTTGTTGGATTCAACGAATGACAGATTAATTGTTTTTTATAATTTCACAAATGAGCTGATGGCTTTAACCGATATTTTGATTGAAGCAGAAAGACCATTCTCGATTGTTAATGGTGATACAAAGGATTTGACGGAGTATGAAAAATCAGAAAATTCTGTCACTTTGATTCAATATCAAGCTGGTTCAATGGGTCTCAATTTGCAAAAATCAAACAAAATCGTGTATTTTACACCGCCATTGTCCAGCGAATTATTTGAGCAGTCAAAAAAGCGTACGCATCGTATCGGACAAAATAGAACGTGTTTCTATTATTATCTGACATGTAAAAATTCAATCGAAGAGAAAATATATAGAACGCTTAAAATGCGTCGTGATTATACGGAGGCATTGTTTGAAAATGAATGAGATAGAACTAAGGGGACAATTACCGCCTGAACGAGTAAAACCAGTTGAAGGCTACAAAGAAACAAAGATGATTTTTCTGAGCAACGGGGTTGTCGTACAAAACAATCGTGATGTTGAAGTCAATGAAGATATTTTTGTAGGAATACAAGCCGCAGTTTATGCTGCTCATTGTCATCGCATTGATGTTGCCATGGAAAATATCGTTGAAAGGGGTGATGAAAAATCGCACAAGAAAAAACATTCGAGAACAAAATTAAAAAATTTCTCGAAAGCCAAGATGCATGGTTTATAAAATATTGGGCTGGCAGTCAATTTACGAAGTCTGGTATTCCTGACATTTTGGCATGCGTAAACGGTTATTTTGTTGGAATTGAAGTAAAAGGTCCAAATGGTAAACCGTCAGAGCTTCAACTCTACAATATTAACAAGATTCGAAAAGCAGGAGGATTTGGAATGGTTTTATATCCTTCGGCATTTAACCGATTTAAAGAGTTTATTAATGAATTAAATCACGATAATTTTAATCGTGATATGGAGGTGATTTGGAAGTAATGCAGGTAAGTTATTCAAGAATCTCAACACACAAAAAATGTCCATATCAATATAAATTGAGATATTTGGACAAATTGCAGACTTTATTCAATTGCGATCCGCAGAATGCTCTTGTACTTGGTCATGCATTACATACTGGTATTGAGAAAGACGTTACAGCCGCTGTTGATGAATATTATAGTGCATATCCAATCATTGACGATGCGCATGTGACAGAAGCTATGAAATTAGAGTATTTAATTCCAAAAGTCAAAGCGCTTTTGCCCAATGGTAAACACGAGGTAAAAATTGAAACTGATGATTTTGTTGGATTCATAGATTTGTTGGTACCAACACAACTGACCCTTGAAGAAAGGGACGAGATTTGCAATGCGTGTGAAAAATATGATTCATGCGAAACTTGTACGTCTGGACACTGTGAGTATGGCAAATACGAACAATATTATGACCTTTATGACTTCAAGTATTCCAACAACATTGACAGTTACATGGAATCAGCGCAGCTTCATCTTTATAAATATTTCTTTGAACTTACAAATCCGGGTAAGCGCATAAGAAATCTATACTTTGTATTTGTTCCAAAATGTAATTTGAGAATCAAATACAAAAATAAAACAAATCCAAGAGATGAAACAATTTACGAATTTCGCAAGCGTTGTCTTGAAGATTTGGAATCAAAAGAAATCAGGATTGAACAAATCCAATATGACACAAACAAAGTTATTGAGTATCTGATGGCAACAAAACATTGCGTTGAAGATACTGAATATATAAAAAATCCAACTCGCTTATGCGATTGGTGTGATTACAAAGACTATTGTCAATCTGACGGAAAAATTGATTATGACATTGTTTATCCGGAGGAAAAACATGAATAAGTTACACAACGATCCCACGGGCAAACGATTTGGAAGATTGACAGTTGTCAAACGTGTTGAAAATTCGAGTCGTGGTAAATCACAATTTTTGTGTAAATGTGATTGCGGACGTGAAAAAATTATTCCTCGCAATGCATTTATGAGTGGTGGAGTCAAATCGTGCGGTTGTCTGTTATCTGAGAAATCAAAAATCAGAGCTACAAAACATGGTTTGAGGTTCACACGACTATATCGCATCTGGTGCGATATGAAATCTCGTTGCAATGCTAAAACGGGTAAAGCATACCAATTGTATGTTTTACGTGGAATTAGTGTTTGTGATGAATGGAAAAATAATTTCCAAGCATTTTATAATTGGGCAATGTCAAACGGTTATTCTGATGAATTGACAATTGACAGAATAAACAATGATGGAAATTATGAACCAACTAATTGTCGCTGGGCAACATACAGCGAACAAAATAAAAATAAACGGAGGAAATTAACATGAATTTACCAAAAAATGAACGTAGAGACATTGAAGTCTCAAACAAAAAGAAAATTTGGCTTTATGCCCAGCCGTTTGCAGGCAAAACAACTCTTACTGATAAGTTTCCCGATCCGCTGATTCTTACGACAGACGGAAACATTAAGAACGTTACTGCTCCATATGTGTACATCAAAGATGAGGTTACTGTCAGCGGCCGTATGACGAACCGTAAGTTTGCATGGGAAGTGTTCAAGGAAACTCTTGATGAGCTTGAGAAAAAGCAAAATGACTTCAAGACTATTACCCTTGACCTCGTTGAAGATACTCGCGAAATGTGCCGTTTGTACATGTACGACAAAATGGGCATTCAGCATGAATCTGACAGCGGTTATGGTAAAGGCTGGGATGTAATCAAAACTGAATATCTCTCAACAATGAGAAGATTTTTCAATTTGGATTATGACAACATTATTATTTGCTCACACGAGGATGTTACAAAGAGCATTACCAAAAAGTCAGGTGAATCAATTACTCGTATTGCTCCAAATATTCAGGAAGCGATCGCAACAAAGCTTGCTGGTATGGTTGATATAGTTGCAAGAATCATTGTCAATGATGATAATTCTCGTACGATTAGTTTCAAGACTGACAGTGTAATATTTGGCGGAGGTCGTTTGAATGTAACAGGAAAAGAAATTCCTTGTACATATGATGACCTGATGGAAGTTTACGATGAAGCGTCAAATGTAAGCTCAGAACCATCTCAGAAGCGCACGACTAAAAAGGCTGATAATTCTATTAAGAAAGAAACAAAGTCAGCTGAAAGCGATTCTGACACGACTGAGAGCATAGACAAGGAAGATGTAACTACATCAACTGATGAAGAGAAAGCTGTTGAGAGCGATTCTGACACACCTAAGCGCAGAACAAGAAAAAAGAGAGGTTAATTATGAAAATTAAAAAATTAATAGCAATTGGCGGCTCGCTTGCAATCGCTGCTGGTTATCCTGACGTTGATGTTGTCGGCATTATTTTCGATGATGAATATGTCAACACAGAACTGGAGAAACAGAAAAATGCTTAATGAAATGTTAGACCGCAAAATCATAACACCGGAGTTTAATAATTGGCTTGTTGATAACAAATTTTTGGTTGCACCTGCAAGTACAAAATATCACGGTGCGTTTGAAGGAGGACTTTACGAGCATTCTTGCAATGTTACTCATGAATTACTCACTTTCACCGATCGCCTTAATTTATTATGGCAACGTGAAGAATCTCCATGGATTGTTGGAATGTTTCATGACCTTTGTAAGATTGATAATTATAAAAAGGTTCGTACAGACGTAGATGAACCGAGCAAAATGACTTGGATTTACAATGACAACGTTCTGATTAAAGGCCATGGTAATAAATCAGTTATGCTGCTTAGTCAGTTTATGACTTTGACAGAGGAAGAAATTATGTGCATTCGTTATCACATGGGAGCATATGAAACAGATGATTGGGAGCAGTTTGATTTGGCTATCAAAAAATATCCGAATGTTCTGTTTACTCATACTGCTAACATGTTGGCAAGTAAGTTGAGAGTATAAAGGAGTTTTTAATGGCAAATATTTATGATGATGCTGCAGAGCTTCAGGAACAAATGTTAACGAAGCTTGATAATACTGCAAAAACATTGAACGACATTGACTTAAATAGTCAAATTGGAACGCTCATAGTTGGTTATGGAAATGGTTGCATTAATAAACCAACAGGAACTGCAAACGGATATTTTATAAATATTCCGCACAATAGCCTGTCGAATCTCTACAATAAACAGTTTTATATTGAGCGTACAAATAATAGAGTTTGGACACGTTACCATGAAAACGGCGTATTCAGCGAATGGGTAATGATTGGTGCAGACCAGTCAGCTCTTGGTCAGAATACATGTACCAATAGGACATTTAATGGCGAAAGAGTTTATTGCAAGACAATCAACATTGGTAATTTACCAAATAATACGACCAAGGCCGTAGAAAGTGGACTGAGGCCTGAAGAAATTTTCGTTATTGAAATCAAAGGTTCTGCTGATGGTTCAGACGACTGGCTTCCTTTGCCGAATCCTCATCCGAATCCTGACAACATTATTTCTTGTTATCTGAGAGCAGACGGAAAAGTCGTAGTTGCAACTGGTAAAGACAGAAGCACGATGACTGGTAGAGTGCAGATTTATTACATTAAGAATAATTAAGGAGGAAAATGATATGGCACTTGATTTTAGCAAATTTGACAAAAAGGTAGATTTGGAAGGTCTTAAGAATGATATCGCTGATGCTGAGGAAAATGGCGGAGGTAACTTCAAAGAAGTACCGCTCGGTACATACGAGGTTGCAATCACTAAGCTTGAGCTCGGTGAATCAAAGAAAGGCGATCCGATGGTTAAAGTGTGGTTCAAAATTGTTTCTGAAGGTGAATTCAAGAACAGCCTCATCTTTATGAATCAGGTCATTACTCGGGGCTTCCAGATTCGTATTGTAGATGAGTTCCTCAGAAGTCTTGAGACAGATGTCGACATTACGTTCGAATCGTACTCACAGTACGCAGACATGCTCATGGATGTCTTTGAAGAAATTGAAGGCAATTATGAATATGGTTTAAAGTACGGTAAAAATAAGGGCTTTAATACCTTTGAAATAACAGACATCTTTGAGCTTGATTAACATGTTCACTGTTTCACAGACTAAGCGTTTGCTTTGTCTGTGAGAAAGGAGGATAAATGCTTAATTTTTATGATTTTGAGGTCTTTAAGGAAGATTGGCTCGTTGTAATAATTAATCTTTATGAGAAATCAGAAACGGTTATTATAAACGATAAACAAAAGCTTGAAGAATATTATGAGGCTCATAAAAATGAAATTTGGGTTGGTTACAACAACCAACATTATGACCAATATATTTTAAAAGGCATTTTGTGTGGATTTAATCCAAAAGAAATTAATAACCACATTATTGATCAAGGAAAGCAAGGCTGGCAATTCAGTACGCTATTCAGAAAAGTACAATTAAACAATTTTGATGTCATGTATCGAAATGACAGAGGACTTAAGTCGCTTGAGGGATTTATGGGAAACAACATTAAAGAGACATCGGTTCCATTTGATATCGATCGCAAGCTTACACAAGCTGAAATTGATGAGACGATTAAATATTGTCAACATGATGTTGAGCAAACAATTGAAGTATTTTTCTCCAGGAAAGACGATTTTGATGCTCAGATGGGCCTGATTAAAATGTTTAAGCTGCCATTGAATAATATCAGCCGCAGTAAAGCACAGCTGTCAGCGACGATTCTGGACGCAACTAAGCCAATCCATTCGCGTGGTGATGAATTTGATATTTTCTTTCCTGATACACTTCGCATATCCAAATATAAAGAAGTAGTCAATTGGTATAAGAACAAAAACAATTATGATTATTCAAAATCATTGACGATCGATGTCGCAGGTGTTGAAACAATATTTGGTTGGGGCGGTATTCATTCAGCTCGTAAAAAATATTCTGGCGAAGGATATTATATCAACATGGACGTTGCTTCGCTATATCCGTCATTAATGATTCGATATAATCTTCATTCACGTAATATTAAGGACCCTCAGAAATATGTAGATATATATCATAATCGTTTGAAATACAAGGCAGAAAAGAATCCTTTGCAGCTGCCGTTGAAAACATTGCTCAATAGTACTTATGGAGCAATGAAAGATAAGAACAACCAACTTTACGACCCATTGATGGCAAATGAAATCTGTATACATGGACAGCTTTTATTGTTGGACCTTATGGAAAAGCTTGAAGCTTATGCTGAAATTATCCAATCAAACACCGATGGTATTTTAATTAAAATGCCTAATGGTAAAAATGCTGATACTTGGTTTAATCTCATTGACGATATTGTTTACGAATGGGAACAACGTACAGGTTTAGTAATGGAGTTTGATGAATATAAAAAAGTCTTTCAGAAAGACGTTAACAATTATATTGTTGTCACTCCTGACGGTAAATACAAATCAAAAGGCGCATATGTCAAGAAACAACATTCGCTTGATTATGATTTACCGATCGTAAACAAAGCAATGATTGATTTTATGGTTCATGGTACACCAATTGAAAAAACAATTTGCGAGTGTCATGACTTAATAATGTTTCAAAAAATTGTTAAGTTGTCAGGCAAATTTAAGCATGCAATTCATAACAATGAAGTCTTAAATGAAAAATGTTTCAGGGTGTTCGCATCGCTTGATGAGTCAGACACTTATATTGGAAAACAAAAAGAAGGCAATAAAACAATTGAAAAATTTGCAAATACTCCTGAACATTGTTTCATTGCCAATACGGATGTTAGCAAAACAAAAATTCCAAATAGATTGGACAGTCAATGGTATATAAATCTTGCTAAAGAACGTTTAAAACAATTTGGAGTGATGTAACATGAGCGCATTTATTGAGGAAAAACCAGGAACAATATATGGACATTGGGAGATAATTAAATTCCATAAAATTGATAACCACGGAGATGCACGTTGGTGGCGCAGATGTTTACTGTGCAATCAAGTTTATTCGGCAAAAGGTTATACGCTTAGAAATGGTCAAAGCTCTCATTGTTGTGAATGAACGGGAGAGAAACTGAATGAGTGAATTATTTCGTGGTTATGTTCCAACAAAAGACAAAAAATGTCTGTTGAAATTCAAAGGTAAATCGTCTGATGAATTACAGACATATGAACAAGTCAAAAATTTACCTGAGTTTGCTGGAATACTCGCTGATGATACTGTGTTAATTGATATTGATGATTATGACCAATCAGAAATATTGATGGACATTGTTGAAGATTTACAGCTAAATTGCAGAGTATATGAAACAAAACGAGGAAAACATTTCTTATTTGTTAATGACAAAATTGACACAAATAAGATTCATACGAAATTAGCATGTGGTCTTGAAGCTGACATAAAAATTGGCACTAAGAATAGTTATTCAATATTAAAATTCGATAACGTCGAACGTGAAATCATTTGGGATTCAGATGAATATGAACCTGTTCCAATTTGGTTAACACCGATTAAAACAAACGTTGATTTTTTCGATATGGAAAATGGCGATGGCAGAAATCAAGCGTTATTTAATTACATATTGACATTGCAAAGCGCTGATTTTTCAGTTGATGATGCTCGAAAGACGATCGGCTTAATTAATGACTACATTCTGTCAGAGAAACTTGATGATAATGAGTTGCAAACGATTCTCAGAGACGATGCCTTTCAAAAACCAATATTCTTTAAGAAAGGAAAATTTCTATTTGATAAATTTGCAATTTATCTCAAAAATAATAATCATATTTTGAGAATAAACAATCAGTTGCACATATATCGAGATGGAATATATATCGAAGGTCAGAGTGAAATTGAAGCTGCGATGATTGAACATATTTCGGACCTTAACCGCTCGAAACGTTCTGAAATTACAAGCTATTTAGACATTTTGATTCGTAAAAACACCAAAATGGCACCTGCAAATTTAATTGCATTTAGGAACGGTATTTACAATATTGAAACCGATGAGCTCATAGATTTTTCACCGGAATATGTGATTACGAACAGAATTAATTTTGACTATAATCCAGACGCGTATAATGAGCTTGTTGACAATACCTTTAATAAATTATCGTGTGATGACGAGAGCGTTAGAGCGTTGCTTGAGGAAGCTGTAGGCTATTGTTTTTATCGTCGTAATGAATTAAGAAAATCATTCATTTTGACAGGTGATAAGAAAAATGGTAAATCGACATATTTGGCAATGCTTAAAGAATTACTTGGAGATGATAACACCGTTGCACTTGACCTTGGTGAATTAGGTGAAAGATTTTCATCAGCCTCACTTTTTGGAAAGCTTGCAAATATTGGTGATGATATTGGTGATGATTTTATTGCTAATCCAGCGGTATTCAAAAAAATCGTCTCAGGTGATTGGATTAAAGGTGAAAACAAAGGCCAAAAAGAATTTTTCTTTAAGCCTTATTGCAAGTTGTTGTTTTCAGCGAACAATATTCCGAGAATTAAAGATAAATCTGGGGCGGTTCTTGATAGATTGGTAATCATACCTTTTGATGCTAAATTCTCAAAAGACGATCCCGATTTTGACCCGTACATCAAATATAAATTAATTAAACCAGAAGCACTTGAATATTTAATTTTACTTGGTTTACGTGGTTTGAAGAGAGTGCTTGAAAATCATTCATTTACACAGTCAGAAAAGGTGAAACGTTCAATTGAAGAGTATGAAGAATCCAATAATCCAATTCGTCTGTTCTTCAAGGACATTCAAGTTGATGACATCATAAATGAACCGACAAGCGAAGTTTACAAGAAATATAGTGAATTTTGCTTGGCAAACAGTTTCACTGCGATGAGTAACATTGAATTTTCCAAACAGATAAAAAAGCAATTTGATTTGGAAATAATCAATAAAACTATTAAATGTAAAAAATACCGAATATTCGTAAAAAGGGAGGAATGACATACGAAAATTGCACTTGACGGCTGTGATGGCGTGGGAAAATCATCTGTCGCAGAAAAGCTTGCGAATAAGTTTGGCTGCAACATTGTCAGATTAACTTATAACGGTGACCGATCGTTTGGAGCGTATTTTGATTTTATGACATGCGAAAACGTCGTGCATGACCGTACATTTATAAGTGAAATAATATATCCAAAATATTTTGGTAAAGACAGTAGACTTAAATCAAAAATGATTGAACCGTTATATAAGATGTTAACTTGTCAAGGAATTAATGTGTTCATATTAACTGCTTCAGATGAAACGATTCAGGAACGAATCGGCAAACGTGGAGATGAGTTTATTAATGATATGAATAAATTTAAAGCAATCAATCATGATTATTTGGAATTGGCAAAAGAGCATAATTTCATCGTGATTGATACAACAGATAAAACAATCGACGAAGTTGTCGAAGAAATAGGAGGTCATTTGTAATGATTGAACGTAACAGCATGGATGATATTTACCGACACATTTGCAGTCAGTTGAACATTGCTCCAGAAGTAAGAGGTACGAAAGAGTTAAACAATTATTCGTTTGTTTTGACTAACCTCGACAACAATGTGATTAACGTGCGAAACATATCTAAGTCACATATATTTGCGGAGAGTTGCTCTGGTACGCTCTGGGGCGCAAGGATGTTGCATTCATAAATAAATTCGCAGGACTGTGGGGACGCATTTCTGATGATGGTGAGACATCTTATTCAGCATATGGCGACATTGTTTTCAATCGTCATGGTTTTAATCAAGTTGAGAAAATCATACAGCTTTTGTGTGACGATCCGGAGAGCAGACGAGCGGTAATTAATTTCAATGTTCCAAATGAAAATGTCATCAAGACAAAAGATGAGATTTGCACAATTGCCCTTCAGTTCCTTATTCGTGATGGTAAGTTGAATTGCACCGGAATCATGCGCAGTAATGATGTTTGGTACGGTTTGCCATATGATGTGATATTCTTCACAGAGCTTACGAAATACATTGCTAAAAGGCTCAATATCCCTTATGGCACATATACTCACAACGTTGTCAGCTTACACGTCTACGAACGCAATTATGATGACATCGTGAATTTAGCTGAATCAAATAACAAAATTACTGTAGATTTTGAACGAATGATGATTTACAAATTTATTCTTGAAAATCTTGTTGAAAAATCAGAAAATCCAAAAATTGATTTAGTTGTAGCATGTGAAGATTTGGGTATTTTAAAGGAGAATTAATATGAAAATTAAAGTTTTAAATTTCGGCTATGAAAAGCTTCCATATAGAGCTCACGCAAATGACGCTGGTGCAGATGTACACGTGTGCCTTGATTCGCCAGCAATAGTAATTTGTCCTCATCAAACGGTCAAAATTCCGCTTGGTTTGGGGCTTATACTACCAGACGGATATATGGCTTATGTATATCCTCGCAGTGGTTTAAGCGCAAAAGGTATTGTCTGCGAGCTTCCTCCAATTGATTCAGGTTATCGTGGCGAGATTCATGCAATCGTCAGCAATTTAAGTAATGAAAATTATATTGTACATAATGGCGACCGTATTGGTCAGCTTGTAATTACTCCGATCGTAATTGCTGATTTTATTACCGATGACATTGAGGAACGTGGTACTGGAGCATTTGGAAGTACAGGAAAATGAACAGTACAATAAAGCGAATTGCTAAGCGAGAAGCAAGCAAAATGCGTAGTGATATATATGACGATGTGGCAGTTGATGTCACTCGTCAAACACTCGCTTGCTGTTTATTATATCTTGAAAAAAGATATGGATTCAAAAAGAAACGTTTGACAAATGTCATTGAAGGAATCGAATCGATGATGACATCGACGTTTTTTGAAAAAGAAATGAATCCTGTTGAGGTTATTGAATATCTCAAAGAAACATACGACATTGATTTGGATCGATTGAAAGTTGAGGTTAAAAATGAAAATAATAACGTGTCCAATTTGCGGTAAGGAGTTCATGCCGGCAGTACGTCATATGTACAAAATATACGTCAAAGGCAATTATGTAAAAGTGTGTTCATACACGTGTATGAGAAAGGCAAACAAATGATTAATATTGAAAACATTAATGTTTACGGATGGGAAGCGGCAATCATAGGAATGCGTAATCCGATGAACAGTTGGGATAAATCAGATAGCAGTTTTATAAATACTGGCTATCAAACAGAATATAGCATTGGTCCTAATGACCTAAAGCTTATGAAATCACTTGTTAAGGCAGGAACAGATCACAGAAAATTCTTACGTATGATTAATGTTACGATGGACATCACCGCTCCACTTTATTGGTGGAAAGAGTTTGACACATACAAAGTTGGTACTGTTCGAAACTCATGCTCAACGATGCACAAGATTCATGAGAAGGAATTTACACTTGATGACTTTTCACACGAGCATTTGTTCAATGATAGCGATGTGAATTGGGGTGACATTGTAACTAATACTACGCTACAAGTTGTTATTAACGCGTTAAACGTGTATAGAAGCAATTATCTTGAAACCAAAGATAAAAAATACTGGTGGCAGATGATTCAGCTTTTACCAAGTTCATATAATCAACGTGCTACTGTCCAATTAAATTATGAGGTTTTGCTCAACATGTATCATTCGCGTAAGAATCACAAGCTTGACGAATGGAGAGAGTTTTGCAAACTGATTGAAAATTTACCGTACATGAATGAATTTATAGGAGGAAATGAAAATGACAATTGAAAAAATTTATATGGGAATTAGTTTAGGATTCAACAGCAGCGCATGTGTTTATTCAACTACGAGAGGCATTCTTGCCGCAATCTCTCAGGAACGTTTGAATGGACAGAAAAACACCAAAGAGCTTCCGCTTGAAGCTGCATTAAAATGCTGCAAGATTACTGGCGTTAACTGCATTCATAAAATTGCAATTTCTCATTATGAAACAATCACAGATGAGTATTTCATGAGATATGGCGACAAATACGATATTTCAGCAGACACTTGGGAAAATGCAATTATAAATTACTTGTCTGAATATGATGTTGACGTTAAAGATAAAACGATCGCACGAGTTCCTCATCATGTTGCTCATACTATTTCAACACTTGGATTTTATGATGTTCCACGTGGAGACGATTATGCCATTACGTCAGATGAATTTGGCGATGGTTACAGCGGTGTAATTTTGAAAGTTGGAGAAGAAATTGCATTGTCAGACGTAAAGCTTGAAAACTCAATTGCTCTCGTATACCAATTTGTTACTGGGGCACTCGGCTATAAGGAACACCAGCACGAAGGGAAAATCACAGGTCTTGCTGCTTTCGGTGAACCAAAATATTTGACTGAGTTTGAAAGTCTTTACGATAACTGTGATTATGGTAATTTCATACAATTCAAATCAGAAGATTACGAGCTTACTGATGAAGAACAAATTGCAGTTGAAAAGTCAGCAATTGTTGATTTTGATAAATTCCTCAAGCTCAAGAAAGCAGTTTATGGACTTGTAAATCGTCTGTTAAATGACGGAGCTGAACCAAAAGACATCGCTGCTACCGTACAAGAATTTGCAGAGATTCATACGCTTGAATGGATTAGACGTAACATTGACACTATCGGCAAAAACTGTTATTTGGCAGGCGGATTATTTGCCAACGTTAAAATCAATCAGCGAATCAAAGACATGACTGCAACCAATGGTGAAAGATTATTTAATAACGTCTACGTGTGTCCTGCAATGGGCGATGAAGGAACAGCTATTGGAGCGGCGATCGTTACTGCTGACTCAATAAACATTATCAAAGTTAGTCCAAATCAGTGTGGCACCATTGCACATGAGGCAACGACTCTCAACCAATTACGCATGAAAAATTATAAGGTAACCAGAATTGCCTTAGACGATGCTCTTGCAACGAAAATCGCTCAGAAACTTGCTGATAATAAAATTGTTTGCCTCGTAAAAGGCAGAATGGAATTTGGTCCAAGAGCATTGTGTCACAGAAGTATCTTGTATAATTGCAACACCAAAGAAACTAATACTTGGCTGAACGATAAACTTGGCCGTACGGAATTTATGCCATTTGCTCCGGTATGTCGTGAAGAAGTAGCAGATGACTTATTTTTAAATCTTGACGGTGGCCGTGACAGTGCAAAGCACATGACAATGACATTTGATTGTACAGACGAATTTATTCAGAACTATCCCGCAGCGTGTCACATCGACAACACCGCAAGGCCGCAAATCGTATCGGTCGATGAAGACCCGTTCATCTGGAGCGTTCTGGACAATTATCAGAATATAACTGGTAAGAAAGCATTAATCAATACGAGCTTTAATCTTCATAATAATCCGATTATTGAATCAACCGAAGTAGCAATTTCAAGCTGGCTGAAATCTGATACAGACATTCTTGTAATTGGCAATATAATGGTAGAAAAACCGTAATTGAGGTATTTAATATGAGACCGACACACAAAGAATATTATTTAGACATTGCAAAAGCCGTAAGTAAGCGATCGACGTGTTTGAGACGTCAATATGGAGCAGTCATTGTAAATAACGATGAGATTATTGCAACAGGTTATAATGGCGCACCACGAGGACAAGAGAACTGTTGTGATATTGGCTCTTGTAACCGCACTGATTGCAGACACAATGACGGTAACTATGGAAATTGTAGAAGCGTCCATGCGGAAATGAATGCCATCATAAGTGCAAGCCGAGCAGAAATGCTCGGTAGCACCTTATATCTCGCTGGCTTTGAAAACGGTAAAGCAATAGCAGCCGAACCTTGTCCTATATGTAAGAGATTAATCATCAATGCCGGAATTAAAGAGGTGATTACCGATGATGTTCAAAGTGACATGTGAAGTGTCAGAAACAGAGCTTATGAAACTGTCGTCAATAGCAAAAAAGATTATGCCGATTTATAAATCAATGCCAGATGAAAATGATGTCCGATGGATTCGTGACAACGAAAACAATATTGTTGGTATGGCATGCGTATATGTTTGGGACAGATATTGTGAATTCTTTGCAAATGAAAAAATTCTTTCAAAAAACATGTTTTATAAATTGGTAAAACGTGAATTGAATTTGAAAAATAAGATGATGAGACTTGCAAATGATAGCACTAAATATTGTTTTGTGAACAAGTCAACATAAGGGTTTAAGTTGACTTTGATATTAGTAAAGAGTTTAAACTTTTATTTTTCGGCAGTTTTAAACAAAAGTTATTTTTTAGCAATTTTTCTCAAAATTATGTTGACTTGCTACCTTTTGCGGATATAACTGAGCTTGATGCGCTTTTTAGCAAGTCAACATAAGTCAACATAAGTCAACATAAATTTTGGGAAGTTGAATTACTCAAATAGCGGTGGTTGCGTCGTTTGTGGGAAAAAGTCAACTTAAGTCAACTTAACTGCTTACTTTTATATAAATTTATTATGTTTAAAACTCATAAAAAAATGGTGTTTTAAACATAATATATA